TTATCCGCCAGGGCGGCAACCGTCACCACTAAAGTAATGTTTTCCGAACCATTGAACGCGGCGGCTCCTTCCGCATCACCCGCCAAGGCAATTTGACGGGCAATTTTTAACTTACTGGCCGTGGCCGCATTTGCGCCCAAGGTTTTTAGCGGATCGTCAATGTGCGTTTTTTGGTATACGTCGACGGCATTTGCCTTGTTGCGTAGCTTGCCGTCAATCACTCCCATTAAGTTATTCACCGACGCTATCATGTTGGTGATTTTAGTCGCTAATCCCATTTATCCCCCTTGGGCCGATATTGCGCCCGCATGAAAAGCGAACGCATCATCTAAACCCTTAACTAACTGTTCAAGGTCAAGGCTGGCCGTACTGGCCAAACCTAAAGCACCATTGGCGGCTTGCTCTGCTCTTGCTGCGGCGGCTAATACATCTTCGGCGACCGTGCCAACGGGGCCTTGCACCCCGGCGCTTATCACAAAGAAATGGGGCTTTGCGGTTATGCTGACATGGGTTTGGCTTTTGCCGCGGCTAACCTGTACCACATGGCGAACCGCGCTAGACAACACCACTTGAGTTTGTGAATTAACCACTAAGCCCCCTCAAGGATCACCCCTTCAGATATCGCCACAAACCCCGACATCAGCGAATAAACATCACCGGACGGGAAATAAACACGCAATTCATAGGCAACCTTACCAAGCACAAAGCTTTTTAAGCCGCGGGTTTTGCTTGGGTGGATCGACACGTCAATCTTGCCCGTGTTGTCACCCTCAGCCCCGGCGTTTAACACTATGCCGTCACCTTCGGTTTTAGCTTGCGCTAACAGCTTGCCGGACGCGATTTCGCGCATTTGAAAACACGCAGTACAGCCCGTGATATCGACAGGGACTAATTCGCCCCCTTCGGTCTTGGTCTGCCAGGTTAAATCAAAGGCGAATGTCGTTCCGGCCGTAAACTGTAAATCTGTTGCGGCCATAACGCCCCCTATTGACTGCGTTCAAGGTCCATCACACGAAACAACAACTGAGTGTGACGCGCCATGTTATCGACCGCGGCGGCGGCATTAGCGGCTTGATGTTCGCCCCAAGCGGCTAACGACAAATTAGCGCCCGTTCCCTGCACTGTGACCGACTGGGCGGGCAATGCAGCCAATACCAAATCAAAGGCCAGCAATAACGGCACGGCGGCGGATTTATAAGCCAATGGCTGACTATCAGACCACACAGCTAACATGGTCCCATCTTTCAAGATAAAGCCGATTTCTCTTACCCAAAATTCCGTTGCACCATCGGCCAGGGCCGTGACATGAATTTGAGTGTCATTAATGCGCTGACCGTCCGCAATTGGGATCCGCATCTTTTCACGGACTAAGCCGATTTCGTTTTTGCTGGGCGTTCGGCCGCTGTCCCCAAGTGCAATATGGGTAATTTCAGCCGCGAACCCCGCATTAGTTTGACTAAATACCGCCGCCAAACCTTTTGTGGTGATCACTGGTATTAATGCGCTCACTGTGTCGCCTCCATCCGTCTATAAACTACCGCGCCACCCTGTACCCGCGACGCAACTTGCACCGCCGCGGCTTTGGGTGACGCATCAATAACAGACTGGGCAGAATGCCGGGTAATACCGACCCCCACACCAGCCATTCCCGCCGCAATCGCAGACTGACACGCTAACGGCGCTTGAACGGCTTGGGTATCACGGCGCGCTATCGCCGCTTGTCCCTCTAACACCGAACCAGCGCCAATGGCGTTGGGACCAAATTTAGCCCCTACTTTGAACGTAAACCCCGATCGCGTGTTTTTAGCATTTACCACGGCGGCAAATAGCTGATCGTACAATTCAGGGCCTAACATGCTGGGCGCGACTGGGGTAATGTTTTGATTAACCCAAGCGGTAATATCAAAGGTATAAGGGGCCGCGGCGGGCTGGGCCTGAAACCATTCAACTAAATCAACCGTGACCCCCAAATCAGCAAGCGCGCGCTCAACCGCGGGGCGGGTTCCTTTAATGCGGTGAACGTCAATACTTCCGGCCACCACTTGCCGCTTAACCGTTTCTGACCAATCACTACGCCACTGATCAACCGATAACGCCCAGGCTAAAAACGGCAAGGCATCAAGCGGACAGTTCCACGGGTCCCATAATTCACTAATGGGAATGTTAATGTCTTCAATGCGAGCTATGGCGACATCTAGGTCACGCTCAAGGTCGCTTAAGTTACCAGGTAACAGACTGGCTTTATCTGTCATAGATAGCCCCCAATCGACACGGCCAGGCTGTCACAGAACGGCGCTTCACTGGCTTGGCATGTCACATCTTGCCAGCCAATTAACCGCACCTCGATAACCCCTTCAACCGTTAGCGCCCAGTGTAAGTTTGACTCAACAATTCGCCCGCCTAACTTGTGCTGTTCGTTAACATAGGTTTGGGCGCGTTGCTGAGCGACCGCCCTGACCGTTTCAGGGTCGGGGCCTTGCTTCATAAAGAGTTCAGCCACTACGCCATAATGTGACACGGTCGCGGCTTTGGCCGTGAACTTGTCGGTCATCGGGCGCTTTGGCCATAAGTACGCATCAACCACCGTTAACAACCCATTTGACGGCACACCGTCACCTTGGCGGCTTAATATATACATATCAACAAAACCGGGGGCGGTCGGGTTAGTCAGTGAATGCGGCCCAAATGCTGCGGCCCCTTTCACGTCTTTGTGGGCGCTTAAGGCATGGAATAAATACGCCCCATCGGGACCCGCGACAGATAACCCCTCTGGCGAATGCTGCAAGCGAAAACGAAAAGCTTCGTCTTGTTCGTCTGCAAGACGGGTAACTGGGGTCCCGTCGGGGTGACGATAATATGTCACCCCGATATGATCTAACTGTGGTCCTCTGGCAAATGCCAGCATGACGCCTAAACACATTTCGTTAGCGTTTTGGCGTAACATCATTTCGCGGTAGGCCGCGGCTAACGCCACCCGATAAGCCGGATCCGACGGGCTGGCATTCTCTAACGCGGCGCGGCTGGCTATATCGGCGATAATAGCTTCAAGTTCGACTTGCTGCACCACATCAAGCGGCGGCAGAAGGGCTAAATTGATACCTTCAGACATCGAAAATAATTCCTCCTATTGTGACCGGCTTTCCGTTGGACAAATATGTCCCGGTTAAGCCAATCTCGACCCGACCATCACCCGTGGGGGAAACGGTCATTTCGTCTAGTTTAAAATCATCTAAGCCATTGGCCGGATTGTTGACCGCTTCGGTTAATCTGACATACGCATCCATATAGAAGCGGCGGTCGATATTGCGGTCGGTCATTTCGTACATTCTCGAACCAAACTCACGCCGGGCGACCAATGACCCAAGCGGGGTATTTATCACATCAGCTAAACGCTGGCGTAAATACGGGACCCCACTAATCACCCGCCCCGATTCTCGATCAGTGCCTGTTTTCATTGTCGACCTTGTTGATTACTTGGTTAAGGCTTCGTTAATTCGTTAAATAAAGAATTACTGTTGTTGATTTGGCTTGCTGGTATTCGGTGTGCCGTGTGGGTGATCGTGGCCGTTATAAATGCCGCGGTCCGCCGCCATGCTGCGGGTCTTATCGCTGATATCTTTATCGGCGGCAATGTTGCCCGTGGTGTGCGTATCGCCTTGATGCTCAATATTCCCGATCATCACAAAACCTTTACTGGCGGTCATTTTTATTTGCTCTGGCGTGGTGACATCGATGTCGCCCACGTTGACAATTTTTAGCGTGTGCTGTTCGCGGTTATGCTCAACACTTGAGCCGTCGCCAAACTGCACCAGGAACACATTAGGGTCATTACTGGGCGCGGGGCGCTTGGCGTGAAAACTGCCGGGAAAAACTTCACCCATTCTCAGATCGCCGGGTGATATTACCGTCACGCCCTCGCCGACTTCAGGAAACCACCACACCACCGCCTTACCCGCCCGAATAGGCTTAACGGGTAGCCAGGCGGTTATCATGGGTTTGTCAACGCTACCATACGTCACCCTGACCATGCCATATTGACCCCGCGCGGGGTCGGCTTCGCTTATCACACCACGAACCACCATTTCAGCCACAGCACGTTCAAGGGCTTCTATGCGGTCAGATAAGTCGAATATGTCGGTCATACTTGGCCTTTTGTGTAATCGTCTTTATGTGCTGCGCCAATGTCAGGCGTCATGCTATAAAACACGTCCGTCGGGATCGATTCTTGATTAACGTCGACATCACCTAAAAACACATTCTGGCGAAACGACACCACCCAAGATTCAAAGCCCTTATCACCGGGTTTAAACACACCAGGATAAGCGCCGATATCGTCCGGCAATTCGGCGGCATTAGGAAAGCCCCAGCGGTTTTTATAAACCACCCTAGCGACTGCGGCCGCATAGTTGCGGATCTCTAATTCCACATTCTTAGTGGCTGTTGACAAAATACAGTGAAAAATAAACTCGCAACTAAACGCTTGGCGACCATCACCAAGGGGTTTACCTGGTCTAAGT